CGAAGGCTGGGATGGATCAAGCCGCCTTTTAGATAGAGCCTATAAAAACCAAAGAAACACAACAGCTACTTACACTGACCAGCAGGGCCAAGTGCAGACAGCAGAACCGTATGAGACACGTTTCCAGTTCGACGGCCTTACTGGAGCAAGCAGCGGATTGCTTTTAGAAGAAGCAGCTGAAAACAATGCCCTGTACAGCGAAACTTTTGCTTCCCCTTGGAGTTTGATTCGAGGTGAACTGCTTGGCAACAGCGGTGTATTAGCACCCGACGGTGCTACTGAAGTAAAAATTTTTGAACCGACTTCGAATACAGCTTACATTTATCAGCAGTTTACTTTTGAGCAATTTTACAACTACACATTCTCCGTGTATGTAAAGCTGTTCCCTTCAAGTTCTGGTCTGATAACGATTAGGTCATTTAATCAATTGGGCAACGCTAATTTTGACTTAAAAGCTGCGCACCAGCTTGTGAGTGTTGATGGTACATGCACAAATGCGGCAATCGAACCACTGGCAGACGGCTGGTATCGCCTGCAAGCAACTTTCTTAGCCAGCTCTAACGGTTCAAACAATATCGGATTCCCCGTGCTAAGCCCCTCCGATGGTTCCATCTACATCTGGGGTGCGCAGCTAGAAAACGGATCTGCAGCAACGTCTTACATACCCACGACAAATACAGTTGCAAGCCGCGCTGCAGATAGGCTGCTGTCGATTGGATCTTGGCGTTACGCAGAGCCACCGGATATTACCAACGTTCGCCCTGGCGTTAGCAACGCTCGTGTGCGGCTAATCAGTGTTGTATAGAATAGCCCCAAGGAGGTAGCCATGGCTAAGTTCTACACCGGTCGTGATGGCAGTTTGCTGCTGGACGGCGTGACCCAGGCCAAGGTGACCTCGTGGTCATTTTCGTCTGACCTAGAAACGCTAGAAACCACGACACTGGGCGAGTCCCACCGCTCCTACACTCCCGGAGTCCAGGGCGCCAGCGGCAGCGCAACACTTCTGTACTACAAAGCAGACGATGGTAGCAACGACGCTGGGGCACTGCTAAAGAAACTGATCCATACAGATCCCGAGGGGATCACAGAAACAGACACAGTTGTCTTTACCTTGCGTTACGCAAGTGGCGACGTTAATAATGACATTAAATTTACTGCCTATGTAACGGCGGCAAGTTTTGGCTCAAATGTGGGCGAAGTTGCATCAGCTCAGATTAACTTCCAAGTAACAGGCGCATTAACTGAGGCGAGCTTGTAATGGCTGTTTATCTGGGCAATGCTGGAAGCATTGAGCTAACCAGAAAGTCTATTCTGGAGGAAAAGCTTTCGCTGGTAAATCCAGACGACGTAAACGTTGCCAGAAGGCGTTTTAGCTTTGATTTTGATGAAGGCGCCTTTCTTACGGGCGACTTTATTCAAATATCGTCTACCGACGATACGCCGCTTTCATTTATTGGTGCTGATGGTTGGGCGGACGGCAATGTCCACTCTAGTGGCAATTGGTATATCTTTGTTGATGAAATTGGAGGAATTCGTCTTTACAATAATTTTAACGACAGCCTTGAGGGTAATAAGGCGGCGGCCGTGACCCTGGTGGATATTACAAGTGATATTCCAATTGCAGTAAGCGTAAAAGACAGCGCCGGGAGAATTTTGGGCTGCGTAATTCAATATGAGTTGAATACGAACAGAGAAGCTATTGACGTAACTTCTCTTTCTGACGCCCATAGGCAGCAGTACAGCTCATTGATCACCGGAAGCGGTCAGCTCACCGCCCAGTGGGACTACAAAAATGTTGCAGACGAAGAAACTGTCAACTACTTAATGCAGCTAGTGCTTAGAACGGAAATAGGTGGAATTTTTGGGGCTAAATTTTACCTGAAAAGCGAAGGAGCGTCTCCGGCTGCCGGTACTTTTAATCCTACGCAGCTCAACGACTCCCTTTGGTGGGAGTTTGATGCATTGATTACAAACAGTGCTACAAATTTTGCGCCGGGTCAAATTATTGTGTCCACAGTTAGTTTTGTGACAACTGGGGCAATCAGGTTGCGAGCTAGGACAATCGTATCTAACAAGCTTCTGCAGGAGGACGGTGGGTCGATCGTGCTGGAGCAGGGAGGTCTGCTGGCTATTGTGGATGAGGAATAGAGCTAGACTGCTGGCATCTATTAGCTGAGTCACACGAGGTAAACCGTGGCAGATCTTCGGATTAGCGAGCTAAATAGTCTGGCTTCTGCCGATCTGGCGGCGAATGACTGGCTCCCGGTAGCTGACCGCTCTGCCAGCGAAACCAAAAAAATCACCGTAGCCGATTTTCTTAACAAGGCAGTTACTGAAATTTCAGATGATGTAATCCCTAGTGCAAAAATTCTTTTTGATTCCCAGTCAATTCCTGGTGGCGCCTTTGTAAATGGCGCGGTCGGAAGGGACCAAATCTCCTCCAATGCCGTTGACAGCACAAAGCTGGCGGATAACTCCAGTGCACAAATCGTAACTGCACTGCCTGCAGCGGGTGTTTTTGCTGGTCAGCTTGCTGTCGAGACTTCCACAAACAAGGCCTACGTCTGGGATGGCAGCGGCTGGGTCAGCTTTAAGGCTGCTGGCTCGATCAACCAATTGGTTGCCACAACTGCCGGTCCGATTCGGATTTCCGTTGCGACGGTTGGCGACACAGCAACCCTTTCCGTAAATCCACAAGTCACACCAAGCGGAGGGATCTTTCTGGCTGGCCCCGCAGGTAGCGGGGGTGAAGTAAGCGGGCGAGCAATTGTCGGCTCCGATCTACCGACTGCAAGCAACACCGCTAAAGGCGCCGTCATTGTGAACGGCGAAGGTTTGCGAGTAGACGGCGAAACACTGGAGCTGGACAACGATGTTGCTGCAACAAATACCTTTTCGGTCGTAACGCATGACGCAAAAGGTCTGGTAAGCGGCAGTCGAGCAATTACCGCCGCCGATCTGCCCAGCGCAACAGCTAGCGCAACCGGTGCAGTCCAGCCCGGCACTGGTCTGAGTGTCACCAACGCTGGCGTACTAAATCACACAAATGCAGTCACGGCTGGCACCGCAACCAAGATTACGTTCGACGCGCAAGGCCATGTAACCAATGGCGGCACACTGACAGAAGACGACATCCCCGATATTCCAGCCGAAAAACTGACTTCGGGCGTGCTGGCTTCAGCCGTATTCGGCACCAACACAGTGCCTGGTTCCGCCATTGCGGACGCCGCGATAACTCAATTTGGCGGCCCAGGAACAACTGCTCAAGTCACAATCTTCCCGAGTGCAGATTTCAAGGGTCAGTTTTTCTACGACGTTGGCAGGGGTGATCTTTACATCTGGGATGGCTCCGCCTGGATTCCGGTAACAGTAACCAGCGGCGAGCTTATCTTTGCCGGCGTCTACGACGCGGACATGAACGAGATTCAATCAGTTAGCGCAGCCGGCGCCGGCTTGGGACTGAGCGCCGGAGACGCGCTCCCGGAGCCAACCACGCAAAACAATCAGTATTACTTCGTTGTCGCAAACGTAGGACTAGGCGTAGGTACTTATGTACCAGGTGTTCAATTAGCGGCGCCTGACCAGTTGCTTTCTGACGGTCAGAGCACAACGTGGCAGCTTATTGATATTTCTGCAACAATTACGGGCAACACAGCAGACAGCGTTTCATTTACTCCGTTTAGCCTTATTCAAGCCGTCGACGTTCAATCGGCGATCGAAGAGGTTTACAACGAAAGCCTAAGGACAACTGGTGCAACAATTACGGGCACGCTTGAGATTGGCGCAACAGGTGGTTTCCAGTTCGACGGCACAACTGCCAACTCAAACAAAACAACGCTCACGGTTGCCGACCCAACAGCAAACCGCACAATCACGCTGCCGAACACAAGCGGGACTGTAATCACAACAGGCGACAGCGGTACTGTCAGCAACACAATGCTTGCCGGCAGCATCGCTTACGGCAAACTCAGCCTCACTGGCTCAATTCTGAACGCAGATATTAACGCAAGCGCGGCTATTGCGTATAGCAAGTTAAATCTTTCCAATACCATTGTCGACGACGACATTAGCTCCTCTGCAGCTATTGCTTACAGCAAATTGAATCTCGCCGATAACGTTACCAACGACGACATTAACGCTTCTGCGGCGATCAGTTACAGCAAGCTTAATCTCACTGGAAACATTACTAACGCTGACATCAATGCATCCGCAGCTATCGCGGACAGCAAGCTTGCTCAAATATCAACCGCAGGAAAAGTAAGCGGCAGTGCAATTAACAGTGGCACCATTGCCGGTACAACCGCAATCAACACAAGCGGCGCAATCACAACGACTGGAACCATTTCAGATGGAACTGGTCCTATCCGACGAATTCCCCAAAACGCTCAAACAGCTGCCTACACCTTAGTTGCAACAGATGTCGGCAAGCACATTAGTATCACGACAGGCGGCGTCACTGTTCCCGCTTCTGTATTTAGTATCGGCGATAACGTAACTATTTTTAATAACTCCACAAGCAACCAGTCAATTGTTCAAGGCGCTGGCGTGACCCTTCGGGCAGGCGGACAAACCACAACCGGCACTCGAACGCTTGCAAATTACGGCGTAGCTACAATTTTGTGTGTTGCGGCCGATGTCTTTGTCGTAACTGGTACGGGTCTCACCTGATGTCCAACCAAGAAATGCTGCTGGGGGGCGGCTTTAGCGATGTACCCCCATTCTCTGCAACCGGCGGCACAATCACAACAGATGGCGCTGACACGATACACACGTTTACCGGCAGTGGTACTTTCGTGCTTGAGAATCCACCACCTGGCTTTACTGTTCAGTATCTAGTTGTAGCCGGTGGTGGCGGAGCAGGACCCGATTCTTCTGGAGGAGGCGGAGGCGCTGGAGGTGTTCGTCAGGGAAACTTGTCTAATTTCGCCGCCGGGAGTTATGCGGTCGTCGTAGGCCATGGTGGTGGTAAAAACAGTAATGGAGGTAATTCTTCATTTGCAACAGTTACATCAACGGGAGGCGGAAGAAGTGGTGCAAGTGGCGGCTCGGGCGGCGGTGCAAATAGCACTCGTTCTCCGGGCTCAGGGATAGCGGGTCAAGGTAATAGAGGCGGTAATGGAGCCACAGATTTTAATATCGTTGATTGCGGCGGTGGCGGCGGGGGAGCGAACGGAATAGGTGGCAGTCCTAATGTTTCTTTTAGAGCTGGAGCAGCAGGCGGAAATGGCGTACAAAGCTTTATACG